GACGCATTGTATATTGTCTGATATTAGTATTGATATTTACGAAAACGGATATTCAGCTTTGGATTTAATAGACATTATTTGTGATCCAGAAGAATTTGGATGTTTATCTAAAGAACAAAAATCTCAAATTCGCATGAAATTTCATAGTATAAAATCTGAATTTAGATGTGAAAAATTGCTAATATTATATATTTTGAACAATGTGATCGGTCGTCTAAACACGCGTAAAATGAGCTTAAAAAAAATGAAAGAAAATGTCATATAGAAAATGGATGATTTTCAACCGTCAACATTATATCATTCGCGCGATGAATTTTGCGCTCGTTTAGTTAGCATTTTGACACCTCTTGTAATTGAAGGTATAAAATCTATTTTCAATGAAGCATTGCGAATGTGTATTGAAAACAAAGAGAATGAGAAATATTTGATGCATTTTCAGAATTTAATTGGGCAAATACCTAAATGGAACGCGAATACTATTGAAACAGAACGTAAGCGTATTATAGAACGATCCGGATGCAACTATTTGGAAGAATTAATTACTTGTGTACATATTATACATTTAAAGGTTCTCACATGTATTCGTGTTGGAAATAAACAGAAAAAAATTGATATATCTATACCAAAATTAGACCATTTTTTACATAAAGTATATATTAATGTTGCAAGGAAAACATATATGAATGTTTATTTGTTTGAACAAGGACAAAATATTACATCCCTTCAAAAACAGAAAAATAATCGCGAATTTGAGGTTATTGTTCAAGAATGTATTATGAATACAATTCGCGACAGTATTCCTACGGAGGATATTATTCGCGCATATACAGACGAATCTGTGGAAATTGAAGAAGAAGTAATTATAGAAAACATTGAAGAACCGAATGACGAAATACCCCATACCGAATCAGAATCAGAATTAGAATCCAAGGACGATTTAGAAAAATTAGTGGAAAAAACACTCAAAGATGAGAACGAAAAAGAAAAGGCGACAAATATTGTGCCATCTGTTAAAAATACGGATAATACACCATCAATTACGCGTTTGTCATTTAATGATATAGATCGTGTATTGGATACAGAAACGGGAAAAGAGGAAGAAGTAGAAGCACCAAAAAATATTGACCGTTTAGAAGAAATAAGTATGTCGCGCGCAATTCAGCGAAAATTAGACGAAGATTCTGATGATGATAATGAACTTATTAAAATACATACGGATGATATTGATTTGTCGGCATTAGATATTTTTGATATTAACAAAGATGATTCTAAAATTGCAGAGGATTTAGTATTGAATGGTATCGAAGAAATTTAAGTCGGTCTAAAATCCGGGATTATCTGTAAAAATTTCCGGGGGTTTCAACATATCCATTGCGCTTCCTAATACCGACATTCCAAACCATTCTGACATTTTTCCTTTATATTCGAAAAATAAGTATAATACTCCAAATGCGCAACCTGCAACCATCATAGTTTCACGAACCAATAGTTTCATAGGCAACATTTCGTTTTCAATATATTTCATCTCAATTATTTTTCCAATAATAAAAAGAACTGAAATCGCCACAGTTAAAATAATCGTATTTTCCATATTTTTCAATACTAATATAGAAAATTGCTAAATATAATAAATTTACAATAAACGCGATTCAAGGTTCTCAAACTTATTTGGTTTGTTTTTTGTTTTTTTGATATTATATAATAGTAGAGAACCTTGTATAATAGTACATTATCGATGTGGCGAGGCACGAAGTGCCGAGCACCCACCAAGTTTTTTATACAATAAAATACAAGGATTCTTGGAGAACAATTCGAACCCTTTGGGGTGCTTTTATACCACTGGAAAGAAAATGAGTAGTTTTTATTTTTTATAAGATTTTGTCCCATTTTTCTTTTCGGTCGGTGTAAATTTATCCAAATCCATTATTTTTTTATCATCAACACCTTTTAATATTTTTTTATATTGAAACTGTTTAAAATACGGAAATTCTAATTGTTTTTCTGGGGTATGTTGATGTACTGTTCTCGCAATCATTTTATATAATTTGAAATTGGGATATCTTTCTTCTCCATTGCGTTTATATAAAACATTTTTTCCAGAATCATCTTGACACCATCTATATACAGTTTTTTGTAAATTATCCATATGTTTTGGATTTTCCATATCTTCGATATCAAATAAAAAATCGAATATAGATGTACCTAAACGACACAAATCAAAACTATAATTCGGTTCTAATAACGGTTTATTAGAATTATAATAAGGTTCAAAATTATATTGTGTATGCGCGTCTCCTCCCGGTGCAAAACTGTCACTGCAAAATTGTTTTCCATTAAATTTGTAAATACTGCGACCGAAATCTATAATTTTGAAAATGCGGCCATAAGTTGGGACACGATATATAATCTTGTTGAATTTATAATAAAGAAATGGTTCGTCTGTCTCAATATACATAATATTGTTTGTATGAAGATCATTATGAGTGAATTGAAATACTTTTTGATATGCTAAAAGAATCATAATAATTTGGAAGAATGCGCTAGCGCCAGTTTTTTCATCTATTTCTTCTCGAACTAATAATTCGTCAAATGTACCTTTGCATCTTTCCATACAAATCATTTGTATAGGAAAATTATTAATATAAATGTTTAGTATTTCTTCGCTTTCTTGGGATTCCGATGCGTTTTCCGATGCGTTTTCCGATGTGTTTTCCGATGTGTTTTCTGATGTTTCCGATGCTTCATCTATAGAATCTGTGCTATAATTTTTCTCACTATCTGATGATTTATCGTCATCAATGTCGATATCGTCGCTGCTACATCCGGGAATTTTATTCTCATCATCATCATCGTGCTTTATTTCTTCCGTTTTATAATTAATTTCGATTAATGGGTCTTGGTCTTCCGCTTTCAAATCGGGGGGGCAATCCAAAGTTTCTATATCGAGAACCAAATCTGGATCGTCTTCTAAATCTAGGCGTGTTTTATTAGCTCGCGAATTTGTACTATGATTCATTGTATAAAACAATTCTGAATGCTCTGATTTTGAAAAATAAAATAGTTTATTGCAACCTGTTTTAAAAAAAGTGGAATTATATAAATGAGAATAATCGTCTGCTATATTCATTCGAAATTTTTTTTGTATTCCTAAAAAAGAACCATAATAATCAATACCATGTTTGAATCCATATTGATTATATAGTTGACTTGATAAATAACAAAAAAAACAATCAATATAGGATGCATTATTTATATCTAAAAATTTTTCAGGGCAATTGTTCTCATTGGAATGGATATTAGGGAGTGAAAGAAGATTCGGATCGTTTAAATTGTATTTACCCATCATATATCGAATTGGATCATATAATGGTGAATATTTTATGAATATTTCTTTTGTTTGATGTTGTTTAGTAATTGTATCGTAAACAGTAGTTGGATTTATAAAATGACATCTATGATTTAATTGAATTGTATTATAATTTGTTTCATTCGTATCAAAAAAAAGAGAATAAATTGGGTGATATTGTTGTATTTTGTCTATTTGTAATGGGTTCCAAATACCGCCAATTTGATTAGACGAATTCGGGAGTGGCAAGGTCTCGAGAGAATCAGGAGCTCCGGAGTCAAAGGAGTCTTTAAATTCCAACATCGAATATTCTTCTAAATCGGTCTTGACAAAATCCAAATTGCCGGATGGTTTATAATAACCAATTTCGATTTTTGTCATTTAATAAGTATACAATCAGATATATTCGAAAAATATATATTATTACGAAAATTTAGACGCTTACACCAACCGAAAAGAAAAATGGGACAAAATTTCATAAAAAAATAAAAATTTAAATCTCCCCCTTTCGGTAGTGTAAAAGCACCCCGAAGGGCATTAGATTATTTGACAATTAGGAGGGATGCGGGAGAACGAAGTCAGGACGCATCTTGTTTCTTCGGTGCTTTCAGCACCTCATCAACAATCCCTCCCACATCTCGTCTTATGTTTGATTTGTCATGGGGCTTCAATATCGGGTTCTCGTTCATATCCTTGAGACATACATATTGCATGTATATATAAGTTATATAGTAAAACTATGACATTAGAATTAAAAAAATTTGATATGAAAATGGTTACATTCGATAAAAATGAGAACAAAGGTCCAGTATGCGTATTGATTGGTAGGCGCGACACTGGTAAATCTTATTTAGTTCGCGATTTATTATTCTATCATCAAGATGTACCTATTGGAATGGTAATCTCGGGCACAGAATCTGGTAATGGGTTCTATTCTCACCATATACCAAAACTTTTCATTCATGAGAACTATAATTCGGTTTTAGTAGAAAATATATTACGCCGACAAAAAACAGTTCTCAAAGAAGTCAAAAAAGAAATGGAAAATTATAAAAAATCGTCGATTGATCCACGTGCTTTTATTATTATGGACGATTGCCTTTATGATAGCACATGGAAGCGAGATAAAATGATGAGGTTATTGTTCATGAATGGAAGACACTGGAAGATAATGTTGGTCATAACTATGCAGTATCCACTTGGAATACCACCCGAACTCCGCACCAATATCGACTATGTTTTTATATTGAGAGAACCTTATTTGAATAATCGTAAAAAAATATACGATAATTATGCGAGTATGTTTCCCACTTTTGAAGCATTTTGTAGTGTATTAGATGCTACAACATCAAATTATGAGTGTTTGGTTCTCAATAATAATGCCAAAACAAATAATATTACAGACCAAGTCTTTTGGTATAAAGCACAGGACCATCCGCATTTCCGATTAGGCAGTCCAGAATTCTGGGAAATATCGAAAAATATGGGAGATGACGATGATGATGAAGTATATGATCCAAATAAGAGCAGAAAAGCGAACAAAGGAGCGAATATAAAGGTGAAAAAAGCTGGATGGTAAGGGGGGAGAGGTGTTGCTTTTTGTTTTTGAATTATAAAATTTAAAAACAAATTTTAAAAGTAATATAAAGAAATAGCATATATATAACTTATAAATCATGAACACATCATTGAATATTGTAAACTTGATTGAAAATAATCCAATCACGAGACTTTCTCAAGAATATAATAATAAATTAATTGCAAAAATACAACAAAATTTTACAGAAACACAGCAAAAATTATTTGTTTCTTCTTTTTATTGTTATTTGAATTATCATCCCACAAATGATTATGTTATTGATTTAGATAATATTTGGGAATGGATGGGATTTCATCAAAAATATGAAGCAAAACGCGCATTAGAAAAATTTTTTATTATTGATACAGACTATAAATTTTTGCTCAGCCAATCGGCGGAGCAAAAAAATGAAGGTAGAGGTGGTCATAATAAACAAACTATTTTATTGAATATTCAAACATTCAAATTATTTTGTATAAAATCTGGAACAAAAAAAGCCAATGAAATTCACGAATATTTTATAAAATTAGAAGAAATGTTACATCAAACAGTTCAAGAAGAATGTGAAGAACTCAAACAACAATTAGAACAAAAAGAACAAAAAACAACTGAATTACAAAATCAATTAGAACAAATCAAAGAAGAGAACAAACAATTGCAAATAAAAGATGATGTTCCGATGATGTATATTTATAATATTGACAAAAGAAACCCAAAACCGGAGCTTAAAATCGGATTTACAAAAAATGTAAATAATCGTATAAAACCGTACAAACAAATATCTAAATTTGGTAAATTAGAATTTACTATAGAAGTTCAAAATCAAAATATCCGAACTGTAGAGAACTTTATTCATCATTTATTATCAAATTATCAAATAAAAGATGAAATTTTTAGGATTGATTTAGAAGAATCAAAAAAGATAATCAAT